TAATGGTGGGGGGTGAAAGCCCCCCACATACTTCTCTTTTTTATCACAAAACAACAAGATACGATTAAGTGTTTGAGTTATTCTTTTACCATATCGAGTCATAAGCCTTTTCGCGGCGTAAATAAATCGACATTTGCAAAAAATAAATGTGCTTTTATTGTCTTTACTACACTATTTATATATGATATAATACCATGAAAGGGGAAAATAACTATGATAGAAAAAGATTTTGAATGTATTATTTGTAAGAAGGTTTTTGAAAATTCTCGTGCATTTTCATCTCATTTACATCGAGGACATGGCGTAAACGTAAGAGATTATTTTATTGAAAATATGTGTGACAATGTAAGTCCAACATGTTTGTGTGGTTGTGGAGAAAAAACAACGTGGAGTTCAACAGTCTTTAATTTTAGAAGATATAGTCCCGGACACAACATAAGAGTAGATGGAAGCGGCAATAAATTTACAACTAACAATCAGCCGGTGATGTCACAAGAACAAATAGATAAAAGAAATGATGCAATAAGAAATGCTTATTCTGGAGAAAGCGGCGAACAAATAAAAGAAAAAATATCTAATGCTGTTAATAAAGTTATGGAAACCGATGAATGGAAGAGAAATCATTCCAATGGTCTTAAGAATAAATGGCAAGATCCAGAATTTATTGCAAAACAACATGCCTCAAGAAATACTGAAGAATATAAAGAGTTCCACAGACAAAAAGTATATCGTCAATTTAAAGAAGGTACATGGGGAGTAGCTTGTTATACAGAAGATTCATATCGCAAATTACGCGACCACGCTATTAAATTATTATCTCAAGGTAAAATTGGTCCTCAAGCTCCATACAAGACTGAATGGAAATACAACCCATTTACCAGTGCAGACGAATACATGCACAGTAGTTGGGAGAGTCAATTTTTGGACATGTGTATTGAGTTAAGCATATCTGTCACCAAGAATCACGATATACGTATTGATTGGATTGCTTCTGATAACAGTATTCACACATATCTTCCAGATTTTCTTGGAATAGATAACAACATCATTTACGAGATTAAGCCTGATTATTTTCAAGATAACGATGAGGACGTTCAATTAAAGATGGCAGCAGCGGAAGAGTGGTGTAAAAATAATCAATACGAGTATATAATATTATCCTTAAATAGTTTTTTAGATGTTTTAACTGGTTAGGAACACACTATGTTTTGCAAAATCTGTAATTATCAAGCCAGTAGTTTAAAGGATTTATCGAACCACATTAATTTTATCCACAAAATTAGGGCGATTGATTATGTTATTCAATATTTATATAATGGTATTCGTCCATCTTGCCCGATTTGTGGGAAGGAAACAAGATATACCACATATAAATTTAAGAAATATTGTTCGGCTCACTCTAGGGTTGCAATGAGTCAAGGTGGAAAAGTTGGTGGAAAGTTTATTGCGTGGAATAAAGGAAAGACAAAAGATGTAGACAGTAGACTAAAAGAACATTCGCAAAAGGTATCAGGTTCTAATAATCATTTTTATGGCAAACAGCATAGTGAAAAATCCAAAAATAAAATATCTTCATCCAAAACATTAAGTGGTAAGACATTATCTGAGAGAATATCTATGCGTAATGATTTGATATTGACAACTGCCATTGACGAATATTATAGTAGACAAAATCAATATTTAGATTTTGAGTGCATTAAATGTGGTAAAATAAGCAAGAAAACATTAAAGGCTTTTGAGGAAGGTTCATTATGTCCTTATTGTTATCCAAGTTCTACTTCAAAAGATGAAAAAGAGATCAAGGAATTTATTGAAGAAGTTGGTGTAAATGTTTTATGGTCAGATAGGGAGACAATTTCACCAAAGGAAATTGATTTACATTTGCCTGATTATAATTTTGCAATTGAATATAATGGTCTGTATTGGCATTCAGAAGATAATAAGGGTGATAAAAATTATCACAGAAACAAAACTCTGCTTTGTGAGAATGTTAACATTGACTTATTTCATATTTTTTCAGATGAGTGGAAATACAAAAGGGGAATTGTTGAATCAATGATTTTGCACAGAATCAACAAAACAAAAGAGAGGGTTTATGCGAGAAAATGTTCAATTGGTATCTGGTGCAAGTCTTCTGCAAAAAAGTTTTTTAATGACAACCATATTTCGGGAGGCACATCTTGTCGTATTCCATTTGCACTTTTTTATAATTCACATCCTGTCGCGTGTCTTTCAGTAAGAGAGCCAAGACAGAAGAAATATAAGGGGTTTATTGAGATTGCAAGATTTGCCAATTTAATCAACTATCATGTTGTTGGTGGGTTTTCAAAGCTTTTATCAATGGCAGAAGAGTGGGCAAGAGATAATGGATATAAGGGAATATTGACATATGCAGATTTAAGGTTTGGGACAGGAAACGTTTATTTGAAAAATGGATTTCAGGTTATTGGAGATACAGCAATTGATTATTGGTATACGGACGGAGATGTTCGGTTTGATCGGTTTAAATTTAGGGCAAAAGACGGAAAAAGTGAAAAACAAATTGCCAATGAATCAAATGTATCAAGAATATATGGTTGTGGGTCAAGAATTTATGTGATGCACTTTTAATTTTCTTCTTTTTCTTCGTGCAAGCTGATATATAATATTGTGAAATAAATTAATCCAAGGGAGAACAAACAAATGGTAAAATTAACAGAGAAAAGGTTAAGGTCAATAGTAAAGAAAGTAATTAATGAAACTACAAACATAAATATGTCTGTTGTTAATGGTATGACTGGTAAAACAATAAAGAGCGTGACTGCAAGGAAAAAGAATATTCAAGGTGAAAATGTTGATATTATGCTTATTACATTAGATAATGATGAAGTAATAGAAATAAGAAGCGCATATTTTCCAACTACAAAAGAATCTGGGTTGGAGGTTGACTTTGCCGGTAATATTGATGGTGGTTTAGCTCGTGAGAAATATGAAGATGATGAATATGAAGATGAAGTTATTCCAAGATTTAGAAATAGACATCAGTAAAATAAGAGAAATTTTAACTTAACCAACCGCAGTCAACCATCTTTCCAATTTATCTCTTTACAATTCATCAATATCATGTCATACTTAGTTTATCTTATGTGGAGGTATACATATGGATGAACATGTTTTAGAGCGTATTTTCAAGTTAAATAACAAGTATCGTAAGGAAGGTTCAATGGGTCCATTTTATCGTGGATGGATAAGAAAGTCATTATCTGAAGGTAGAACCATTCACATTGAAAAAGATAATAACTTTGGTTTTGCATCCTTTCGTATTTTGAAAAAAAAGCCATATATAAACCTTCAAAAACTTGCTTGTGAAAATGTTGGAACTGGCTTGGGAACAGAGTTGTTAGACAAAGTATTCTTAATTGCAAAAGAAAATAATTCATTAGTTTTGACAAGGGTTTCAAAGTCCAACCCTTCAGCAATGAATTTTTATAAGAAACATGGTTTTGTCGTTATTGGTGATGAAGGTAAGAAGCATACAATATTAATGGAGCGACATGGATAATATAAGTCAACATATAAATGAAGCAAGTAAGGCTCAATCAAATGATATTATTGCGAGGAATACAAAGGAAAAGGTTGTATCTGACAGACATAGGGATGAATCCAGGTGGAATATTGACTATATTCCTGTATGGAAAGGTAGGTCATTAACTCTTGATTATATTTATTCTTTATCTCCCGAAGAAAAAGAGGAAGTCGCATTATTTGTTTTCAAATTTTATAGAGATCATGGTTTTCCATATCCAGAATATTCTGATGAAGATGTCAAGTCTGATTGGGAAAATCTTTGTAAATTTGATGTATCAACAATTTATGATGAAAAGACTAAAGTTATTTCCAGCGGGAGTACAACGGGCAATAAGATTTTCAAAAGATTCAATCCTCATTTTTGGGAAGCATTAGAAAATAAAAAAGGTAAAACTGCTGTTGATGTATTCAATGATGATGAATTATTGATGAAGATTATAAGGAATAGGCTTGGTATAACATTTTATTATCGTGGCGTGTCTCACCCTTTTAATATTAGTGGTAATATGATTAGACAGGGTATGCGTTCAATGCGTCTTATTCCTAATCTTACAAATTTTCGTCCAACCATAGCAAAATTTATGTATGATAGATATACAAAAAAGAATGATATTGTTTATGATTTTTCTCATGGTTGGAGTCAACGTACGCTTGGTGCTGCATCATTAGGTAGAAATTTACATTATATTTCTGTTGATCCATGGGATAAACAATTAGATGCAATGAGTAATATTGTTGAATCATTAGGGTTAACTCCACATAATTTTACGGAATATCAATGTGGGAGTGAATCTTTTTGTCCTGATGAATGGGTTAAGTGTATTAAATTTGCATTTTCTTCTCCACCATATTATGACAAGGAGATGTATATTGATGATGAGGGACAAGCTTATTTTGGGAAAACATATGAAGAGTTTCTTGAATTATATTGGAAGAAAACATGTGAGAATGTTCATAAGCTTTTAGTAAATGATGGTACATTTGCCTTTAATGTTTTTTCAAACTATAAGAAGTGGAATGTTCGTGATGATTTTATTCATATTGCTGAACATTGTGGGTTTAATGTTATTGATGAGTATTTCATGAAGATATCAAAAAGTCATTTATCCAACAAGGTTGGCACTGACAAGTTAGATAAGGTTGAATCTATTTTAGTTTTCAAAAAATAATCCTTTATAATTGGTTGGGTGATGTTATAATTAATTTGTCAAAATGTATTGACATTTATTATGGAGAATAAATATGGCAAAATTTACGATTGAACAATTAAAGGAAGATCTGGAACATTGGGAATGGTTTCCATTAGAATTTGTTTTGGGTGATGGTTATGCCATGCAATTTATGTTTATGGAATATGATGAGGAAGGTGGTTTATTTTTATATAAACATGGGTTTACCCGGAAGTATTTGATGTTATCAATTGACAACATTGAGAATGATTCATATACTGTTATCAAGGCATGGCTTGCAGGTTGTGAGTTATTTACTTGGAACAAGAAAGTTAAGAAGGAACACAAAGAGGATTATTCATTATATGAAGTTCCTGTGTGGATGGCAATGCAGGAAGTATTAAGTGATGTTGAAAAAACATATGGTTCACATCCTGGTATTCCATGGAATGAAGAAGTAAGTGATAAAATACATAAAGCTTTAAAGGAACAAGGGTATAACATAAAGACTGTGACGCCAGAAGACATGGAGAAGATAAAGTCTGGAGAAATGGAGGCAGATGATCTTTTGGGTGATTTTAAGAAATGTGATGACGACAATTATATATGTCCAGATTGTGGGGAAAATTGTCGTAAGTTGTCTGAAGAAACAGAAGAATCTAATGATGAAGAAGAATCAGGAAAAGTTGGTGGTAAGTATTTGAATTAAGCAAAAAATATTTTTGTGTGGAGGATTAAAATGACAGAAATTTATATAGAGATTCAAGGTGGTGAAGGTGGTGATGATAGCAAATTATTTGTATGTGATTTATTTTCTGCTTATTGTCATTGGGCAAAGAAAAATTAGCTGGCGATAACATTAACTGATAGGTCTTTTGGTTATATATCTGCAATAATATCTGGGGATAATCCCATTAAATATTTTGAGAAAGAAATTGGAAAACATTGTGTACAGAGGGTTCCACCAACAGAATCCAATGGGAGGCGTCAAACGTCAATGTTGTCCGTTTCAATATTGCCGCTAGTAGATAAAAATATATTTAATTTTTCCGAAGATGATGTTATAATTGAAACATATAATGCAGGCGGCAAGGGAGGACAGCATTCAAACAAAAGCGATACTGCTGTTCGCGCAAAACATAAAAAAACTGGTATAGTTGTTTCAATTAATGGTAGGAGCCAAAGTAAAAATAAAAACGATGCATTGAAAATATTAAAATCTAAGATTAGCAATATGGAAAAAGAAAAGGAAAGTTTACAAAAACAATCATTAAAGAGGGATCAAATAGAAAATATTGGGAGATCTGACAAAATAAGAACGTATAACTTTATTGATTCAAGGGTTGTCGATCATAGAAGTAATAAGAAAACAAAACAGATAAGAAAAGTAATGAAGGGTAGGTTTGATTTAATATATTAAAGTGACAATGGGTGTGGAATGGAATATACAGAGCATCATATTTGGTGTAATTATTTTAATCGTTCTGTTGAAGAATGTAAACAATGTAAACAGTTATATGAATTATATCCATTAGATTTTTTAAGTGCTGAAGAAGCATTAGAGAAATATTTTCCTGAAGTTTATGAAATGAACAAGAATAAGTTTAATGACACGGATTAACTTATGTATAATATTGGAACTGTTGTTTGGATAAGAGTTGTTAAGAAATCTATTGGGCTAAGATATATTGGTCCGGCAAGGATAATTGGCTATCAAAATGTTAAGATGAATATAGATTTTACATTTATAGGTTTATACGATGTTAAATTGCCAATAAACCCATTTCAAAATAAGATACCATCTGAGTATTACGACAATACACTTAATATTAGGGAAGATGAGATATTAGATGTCATTACATAAAAAAGGTGATATAATTTGGATATTTTGTTCTGGGTCCAACCCTATTAATGGTCTTGCTTGTCCCTATACTGGACCTGCGAAGATACTAACATCGGTTGGTACTGATTGTAAATATTATCAAGTTAAACTACCATTTTCCATAAAGAGATCAGGTCCATGGTTTCACGGTCAAGGTCAACAAACGGGGGAATTATTTACCAACGAAATATTAGTCAGCAGCGATCAAGTTAGTGACAACAATAAGGAACAATGATGCACGGTTTGGGGAAAGAAGTGTGGGTTCCAGTAGAAATAATTGAATCACATTCTAAACTTGTAAAATGAAATATAATGTTGGTCAACATGTTTGGGTTAAAAGAGAGGGTAGTTTGCATGGTATATCTCAAGATCATATAAACTATATAGGTCCGGGGATAATACATTCATTTAGAAAAACTGTTTTAAGCTGGCGTCATGGTGGTTATGTTAACATATATTCTGTTATCATTCCAAATATTCACCTTGTCAGTAGAACCAATATAAATATTTGTGAGGATGACATTATTTTGATGGAGGATTAGCAAATAGTTTGATTGGAATTGGTTAACAATTTATTATTTGTGTGCTATAATTAAAATATGAAAGCAAACAAACGAGTAATATTATGGTTCTAACATTAGAAAAATATAACGATGAAGCAGTTGCTGGACATCTTTCAAAAAGAATGTCAGACAACAATCGTTTCTGTATCTTCAATTATACACTAAAAACTCAATTGAATAAAATATGGAACAACATTACCTTAAATGCTAGGGGCACAATATTTGATGTATATACAGAACGTTTAATTGCCCGAGGACTACCAAAATTTTTTAATGTATCTGAAATAAAAGAAAATGAGTTTGGTAATTTGGTTAAGTTGTCAGCAACTCATGGTTTTCAAGTTTCTGACAAGCTTGATGGTTCTTGTGGTATAGTTTATTTTGATCGTTATCAAGATAAGTTGTGTGTTGCTACAAGAGGTTCTTTTATCAGTGAGCAAGCTATTTGGGCAACTAATTATTTACACACCAAAATGTCTTGTCATTCCAGAAATGGACTGCGAGAGTTAATTGGAAGTAATTATAAAAATACTCCTATTTTTGAAATAGTTTATCCAGACAATAAAATAATTGTTGACTATAAAGGGCGAGAGTGTTTAATTTTAATTCAAGTTATTGATAATGATACTGGTTTAACCTTGCCATATACTGATATTATTTCCATAGCTAATGATATTGATGTGGAGCATATAGAGTATTGTGATGATATTTATGATTTATCACAATTAAAGTATTTAAAAGAAAATTTAGACAACGGGATGTCAAAAGAGGGTTGGGTTGTTCGTTTTGGTGATGGTCATCTTGTTAAATTTAAGCTTGATGATTATCTTAGAATAGCAAAAGCATTGTATCACTTTGGTCCAAAAGTTGTTTTTGGCTTGGCTAAAAGGAATCAAGACTTGGTTCAGTTTTTCATGGAAAATGAAATTCCAGATGAATTATTTGAAGCGTCACTACGGTTTTATAGTGATGTCATTAGCAAGTTTGATGATATATTACAAGGTCTTTGTAGAGATTTTGAGTGGGTTTTTTCCACAGTTGGATCAAATAAAGACAGAAAGGATTATGCTGTTTTTATGAAAAAAGAAGGCATGGATTGGTATATAGGTTGTTTTTTTGATTGGAAAAGTGGAAAGGATATATCTTCATTTGTTTGGGAAAAGATGATGGATTATCGGGACTTTGAATGGAAACTTTGAACTAATGGAGAAAAGCAATGAGTTGTCGTCACGGGCATAGAAGTTCTTATAGAAAACGTCGGAGAGAAGTTTTGAAAAATTTTATTGTTCAATATAAGGAGAGTCATCCATGTCTATGTGGAGAAAAAGATATAACCAAATTAACGTTTCATCATCTTAACCCAGATGAAAAAGAAGCTAAAATTGGTGTTATTTTAAGGACAGGTCAAAAGAATAGGATTTTAAAAGAAATAAAAAAGTGTGTTGTTTTGTGTAGAGTTTGTCATGATATTGTTCATGATTGTTTTCCGAAGAAAGATGTTTCAAATAATTATTTGTATGGAGGCTAGAAATGGGAACACGTTCGTTTATTGCAAAAAAGATTGATAATCAAAATTACAGTGCAGTCTATTGTCATTGGGATGGTTATCCCTCTCACAATGGTAAAATTTTGAAGGAAAGTTATGTTGATGAAAGTAAAGTTGATGTGCTTATTTCTAATGGTGATATAAGCAGTCTTGAATCTGAAATTGGTGAAAAACATGATTTTGATAAGAGAGTTGAAAATTGGACTACTTTTTATAGTAGAGACAGGGGAGAAGAAGATGTTGGGGCAAAAACATATACATCGCTAAATGAGTTGTACAAAGGTGCAGAAAATCATGATGCTGAATATATGTATGTTTATAGTGATGGTGTATGGTATTTTTCTCCATTATGTAGCGAAGAAGCTGGTCAGCTTATTGAATTAACGAACGAGCATATAGTTAAAAATGATTTCTAAAGAACAATTAGACAACATTATTAATGTATGTGGTCTACCGTCTTATTTTGAGGTTATCTTTGAATATTCGGATGGAAACAAGCCACACTATGAAATGGATGAAGAAGTAGATGAAATTTTCAAAGATAAGATATGTCATGTAGGTGGCTCTCCTGCATTTTGGCATAACTATATGCGTGTTGGAGAAGTAACTATTGATGATGTGAACAATGATAAAACAATAGTATCGCTTGCTATGATTGTATGGGACAAAAAAGGACATCATCCATTATCTTTAGATGAAGATGAAACTGTGCGTATTTTTGTTGTAAAAAATGATTAGTTGTGTTATAGTTATTAGTATGGCGGGCTTTGTATAAAGGTTATTACCTCTGGTTTCCAACCAGAAGATATCAGTTCAATTCTGTTAGTCCGCTCCAAATGTTATAATATTTTTGTAGGTGGTTAGAATGGTCTTAACAATTGTAATGATTATTTTGTTTGTTTCAGGGATTACTGGTGTTAGTTTTGGTTGGTTAGTTGCACGTCAAATAATTAAAGATAGATCATTCACATGCATTTTGGATGATCATATGCTTTATTGTCAAACAGTTGCCTTTTTTTATGGTGTGTTAAACCTTATGTTGGCTTTATTTTTATTTTAATATTGGGGTGTTACAATGCGAAAAGAACTTGAGCAAAAATTGTATGAAAAATATCCAAAAATCTTTATAGAGAAAGATTTATCTCCGCAAGAATCCTGTATGTCTTATGGTCTTTCATTTTCAGATGGTTGGTATGATATTGTTGATCAATTGTGTGAAAATATTCAGAGACATTGTGATGAGAATGATATACAAGTTGTTTGTGTTCAAGCAAAAGAGAAGTTTGGGAGTCTCTCATTCTACATTAGTGAGTACAATGATTATCTATGTAAAGTGGTTAATGAGGCGTGGATTGCATCATCGAAAACCTGTGAATATTGCGGAAGTCAAGGCAAGTCAAGATCTGGTGGTTGGATAAAAACATTGTGTGATGACTGTGATGTTAAAAATAAGAATGGATATAGACCATGGAGAGAGGAAGAAGCAGAAAAAATAAAGAAGGTTTTTAAAGATAGTTGATAAAGCTAGTTAACATTTGATATATAATATTATATAATATATTTATTGAATAATTGGAAAGGCGACGGAGATTGGTGTGCCGTGCTTGATTGCTAATCAAGTTATCTTGCAAGAGGTATAAGGGTTCAATTCCCTTTCTTTCCTCTAATATTTGGGTGAAGAAAATGGTTCCCGAGTTTTATAGCGAAATTTCAAAGAAGACGAAATCTTATTTTGAGCGTGCAAAATCAGAAGCAAAAAAATCAACCTATAGAGTTAAGCATGGTGCTATTCTTGTTAAGGGTGGTAACATAATTAATGTTGCATACAACGAAAATTCCTATTGTTCATTTGGAATGAGGTTCAGGGAAAGAAATGTTGGTGATGCAACACTTCATGCAGAATTGAAATGTATATTGGGTATTGATAAAAGTAAAACAGACGGTGCAACGTTATATGTTGTAAGGATTAATAACAATGAAGAGTTTCGTATGAGTAAACCATGTCCAATGTGTCAGGAAGGAATGAGATTCTGTGGGATAAAAAGAATTGTTTATACGACGGATAATGGTTTGGAAGTGTTGAAGGTTTAATGTTGAAATATATTTGTATGAAAGTTGGTTAACATTTAACCTTGATTTTGTTATAATGGTTATGTTGAAAAGTTGATAGATTGTAATTTAATAAAGGGAGAATGATTGGGATGTCTACTACAGAACAGAAGTCTAAGAGAGAGCGTGGGTATGATGGTACTAAGGCTGTTAAGTCTGGTTTCCGCGACAAAATGAAGAAAGATGGTGCGTTTGATGGTAGGTTCAAAAGCCGTGTTGAAGTAGAGAAGAGCAAGAGTAAAAGTAGAAAAGCTTGTCGTAAGTGGAATTGGCTGGATGAGTTGGAGGCTCTTGAAGAAGCTGAAGAATCTGAGAACTGGGATTAAATTATGAAACCAAAAGACCACGAAATAGGACATATGTTTTGGGTTAGTTGCATAGGTAGCAAGGGTTTCAAGTATATTGGTCCAGCCCGATTTATTAGGTTTGAGCCAAAAGACATTATGATGTTTGAAAAACCAGAAGAACCATTTTATAGGTTTAATTTTCCCAAACCATATAGTTGCGAAAAGTGGTTAATTTCTTCGGAAATAGAGTATAAAATTTAAAACCAATAAGGAGGATTTTTATGGCTAAATATTCTAAAAAGTAGATTATACATGGTCGATTCCAGGTTGGTCTGAGATTATTTTGGATGGTTTTATTAAGGAAAACAGTAAAGAGGTTGGAGATCAAAGAGAAAGTTATTTAGAATTGCAGAAGCTAAACAAAACAGATCTAGCATATTTGGTTTCTCAGATTGTTGAAGGTTATCGTGTGGCGCAGAAAAATGAATATCGTTAAAACAGTTAACATTTGATATGAAGTATGTTATAGTATTTGTAGATGAAAAAAAGAGGTTTTGAAATGGAAAATGAAAAAAGTTTGGTTTCTCAGGTTGTTGAGTATGAAAGCGGTGAAATGGGCGATTCTGAAATGGTGCTCTTTTTTCAAGATCTTGTCAACTCAGGTATGGCTTGGGAATTGCAGGGTCATTATGGAAGAACCGCAATGAAGCTTATTGAGGCTGGTGTTGTAAACGATATGCGGTGTTAACATTGTTGTCTGCACAAGAAATAGAATCTGTCAGGATAGAAAACAAGAAAGTTGGCGATGATATAATGTTGCGTAAGGCACTATACCAGATTGCACAATGTCCATTTCCATTACATGATTATGTTGATAATGATGTTTGGGTTTTCGCTTGTGATTTTGTTGATAGTGAAAATAAGAAAAGAGACAGCGAGAAGGAGATATAATTTATGGATGCTGACAAAACAACGAGAGTTGCCAATGGTTCATTTCCAGTTATAGCAAATTTGTTTGCCAGAAAAGAACTCAGGGGTAGTCTACAGTTTCTCAAAGACACACTTGAACGGACCTATCCAGAATCTATAATTTCAATTGATGAATATTCTGGTTGGTTTACCTCTGAATTTGTTTTTAGGTTTAAGAATCTTCCTGAGTTTGGTGCAAGAATAATCGAAAGATATTATATTGAATTGGAAATGAGGAATAAATGATAATTAATTCTTTGCTTTCGACCGATCTTTATAAACTAAGTATGTGCCAAGCTGTATTACATCAATGTCCTCCTGCAATTGTTTCATATGCTTTTAAATGCAGAAATAAAACTATTGATTTTCGACCAGTAATCGACAGTATTAATTCTGAAATTGACCATCTATGCACCTTAAATTTTGAACAGGATGAGTTGTATTACCTAAAATCTTTACGCTTCCTAAAGTCTGATTTCATTGATTTTCTTCGTTTATTCAAATTAAATAGAAATTTTATTAAGTGTTTATGTGATGATAATGGAGAGCTTTCAATAAGAATTGAAGGTCCATGGTTGCACACAATATTGTTTGAAGTGCCTGTTTTGGCAATTGTTAATGAGTGTTATTTCAAGTCTTGTCAACCAGATGGTGGTATTTCAAGATTAGAAGAAAAGATTAGGCGTGTTAAGGATTTGGGAGATTATAGTTTCAAGTTTGTTGACTTTGGAACAAGACGTAGATTTTCTGGTAAGTGGCAAGATTATGTTGTTGGTCGTTTGGCTAATGAATTACCAAATAATTTTGTTGGGACATCTAATGTATATTTGGCTAAGAAATATAATATTAAGCCAATTGGAACAATGGCACACGAATGGTTCCAGGGTTGGCAACAGCTTGGTCCAAGACTTGTTGATAGTCAAAAGGTGGCATTACAAAAGTGGGCAGATGAATATCGTGGTGATTTAGGAATTGCCTTAAGTGATATTGTTGGCATGGATGCATTTTTAAATGATTTTGATATGTATTTTGCTAAATTGTTTGATGGTTGCAGACATGATAGTGGAGATCCTTGGGTTTGGTGTCAAAAGTTAATTGAACATTATAAATCAATGGGAATTGACCCAAGGACAAAAACAGCAGTTTTCAGTGACGGTCTAACAATAGGTCGGTCGTTAAATTTATTTGATGAATTTAATGGTCAAATAAAAACATCATTTGGTATTGGGACAAATCTAACAAATGATTTTGTGAGTCATGATCCACTACAGATTGTCATTAAAATGGTTCAGTGTAATGGTGGACCAACAGCAAAATTATCTGATTCTCGCGGGAAGATTATGTGTGAGAATGAAGAATTCGTAAAATATTTGGCAAATGTATTCAATAAGGATTATGTGTCATGAAATACACTAAAATGTCATTTGAAGACATAAAAAGGAGTCTTCTGGATTATTGCGATATAACTCACAGTAGAGATTATGATAAATTATACAATGATTATTACGAATGGGAACTTAAAAAAGATATGGCCATCAATAATAACTACATAACAAGCTACACAACAGATTGGTTGAAAGGTGAACAAAAGACATTGAGTGAACCATACGTTACGTTTAAAATATCAAAAAGACAATTGGGTTTGTTACTTGCCGGTATGGATACTACAGGTATTGCAGACAATCATGTTTGGATTGATTTTTCGTATGTTATAAATAACACGAGGACTGCACCACTTATAGAATATATTGGTCCAGCAAAAATAATTTCAATGATAACCAGCGAAGTTAACAGGGTCACAATAAAAATAAGTCTACCAAGCGGATTACATGAAATGAAGCTTGGTCAACAGGGAACAGTAATGTTTATCAGTGAATTTACAATAATTGATTAAAATGTCATCTTATAAATATAATGTTAAGATTCAACTCCATCAAGATCAATGGAATATTTTAACTGATTGCGCTGTGATAGAAAATCTAAGAGGAAAAACATTTTGGTCAAATATTACTTATGAATTTTTAAGTAAAGAAGGTGATGAAGAGTGTCATTATGTTGGACCAGTTAAAGTTGTTTTTTGGTCCAAATGGCTTTATACTCATGAAGGTCTAAATCTATATGTTAATTTGCCAAGTGGACTATATAATGAGGACGATTGCGGCACCATGTGTAATATTACTGAGTTTAAAATAATTGATTAACAAATGGTTTATTTTGTGTTATGATGGTGACAGGCAAAAGGAAAAGTTAAAATGATTATAGACTATGCTGACATTTCAAAAAATATTATGAATGAACTGAAAACATATTGTAAGAACAACAATATGAAATCACTTGTTATTGGGGTGTCTGGAGGTATTGATTCGGCTGTTTGTTGTGCATTAGCCAGACCAGTTTGTGATGAGTTAAACATTCCATTAATTGGAAGATATATTGGGATTGTATCAAATAACAATGATGAGTATGAACGTGCAAAGATGGTTGGTGAAGCTTTTTGTCATGATTTTAAAATGATTGATTTGCACCACGAATATAATGTTATGGCTGGTGCGATGGAGGGGAGTAAAGATAACAAGATTGTTAATGGTAATATCAAAGCCAGAATGAGAATGATTTATTTGTATGACTTGGCTGGAAAAAATAAAGGAATGGTTTTGGGAACAGACAATATGACCGAGTATCTGTTGTCATTCTGGACCGAACATGGAGATGATTTCGATTATAATTTAATTCATGGATTGTGGAAGTCTGAGATTTATGGTATTGCCGATAACTTTTATTTTGTTTCCTCTGTTCTTCGTTCAATGGATGCAACAAATAAAGCTAATGCAATGATGGCTTGTATTAATGCTGATGCAACTGATGGTTTGGGAATAAGTAAGACGGATCTTGATCAGATTATGCCAGATTGGAGGGAAAGGCATAAGACCACAAGAAGCGGATATGAAGAAGTTGATGAAATATTAAAACAATATCTTGATTGGGATTCAGGATTTGTTTTTGAAGTTGATAAATACCCCCTTGATGAAGAAGGTAAAAAGTTAGTGTCAAATCCTGTTATTAAGAGACATATAGGTTCTGCCTTTAAGAGAAACTTACCGATTAATGTGACAAGAAGCAAAATATTTGGTAAAAAGTAGGTTCTTTTTGATAATTATTAGTAGGTGTATAAGGACATCAGGAGATATCTTGTTTTTGCACTGCATTGTGAATTACTTTGCACCTACTATCAATTATCTTATGCAGGAGAATCTAAGATGAACAAAGAAAGATTTGTTAAGTTTGTAGAAGAGGAGCTTTTGATTAAGTATAAGAACAATATTGGCTTAAACTCAATACGCCTTAAGGAAAGGTGGTTTTTAAAGTATGGTTATGGTGAATATTTTTACTTTATGTTTAGTGCGACAAAATTTCTTATTCCTCCTTGTTCTTTGGGAGAAAGGATACATTGTATTATTAATGATGTAAGTATTAGACCAACATGTTTTTGCTGTGGAGCAGAACTTAAATTTAAGAACTTTGTTGGTGGCTATAGAGTAAGTTGTGGAAAACATGATTGCAACCTCTATGCCAAGGCAAACTATATTGATGAAACTGGGCTTACCCCAAATCAAAGATCCGGCATTGGTATATCTAAAAGTGTGCTTAGGATAATGCCCGATGGCAGAACTTTTTCTCAACACGCAAGCGAAAAAACAATGCACACTAAAAGGAATACATTTCTTGAAAATGGCTTAAGTGTTTTGCAAGATTCAGCACGCAAATCGGCAAAAACAAAGATGACTACTTTTTTACCAAATGGACTAACAATAGCTCAAGATGCGGCAATTCGTTCTGCAAAAACAATGGAAAATATAATTACTGGCTCACTTGGTGAAAACATAAGGGAATTTAGGATAAGAAAAATGTTGGGAACTAAATCTATTGTTGGTGATGATGGAATTGATGTCCATGAACGAGCATTTTTGAATGGTGCCGGGCGCAACTGTTCGACTATCTATCACGAATCAGGTCTTTATTGCCAGGGAACGTATGAGAAAGAATTTTTGGATATGGCAACGAGCATTGGGTTGGTAGAATTGGTTGAAAGAGGTCCAAGGATTAATTATGAGTGGTTTGATAACACAGTTCACCAATATCGTTCTGATTTTTTGCTCAATGGAAAAATATTTGAAATGAAGTCAGTTTGGTCATATGATAATGCTGGCAAGGATCTTGCAAAAAGAGAAAAGACAAATTTGAAAATATTTGCAGCGGTCAATAAGGGATATTGTTTTGTTCTGGTCTACAATAAAACATTATATAGATTGATTACAAAGGAGACTTTTGATAATTTTAATATTGCAAAAGACTCTTTGCTTGAAGATTTGTCAAAGTTCTCTGAGTTTTCAGAAAGTGTTTTATATAAATTTGCGATGGAGGATAAAATGAATTATGAAATTGAAATTAAACCTTATGTAGCATCATTTGACGTAGACCCACAAAAGGGATTTACACCATTTTGTCCACAAGAGCTACCAGTTCCGGGTGCAGATAATATTAATATGTTATTTGAGCTTGCAGAAAATGCAGGACTGTCATCTTTGCGTGTAGCAAGTAAAGATTGGCATCATCCACATGCTATTCATATTGCTACGAATGAAAATAAACAATTTTCACCAATTTCAGGTAATTATCCAGATATGGATATTTATTGGAATAAGCATTGTATTGCAGGAACAATAGGTGCAGAGTTTTTAAATGGTCTACCTTCACCAATGGAATATGATTTTATTTCATATAAAGGAATGGAGAAAGATGAGCATCCTTATTCCGCATGTTATCGTGACCTTGGCAAGAAAAAGACAACTGGAGTAATTGAATTTTTAAAGATTAACAACATTGAGGACATTATTGTTGGTGGTCTTGCAATGGACTATTGTGTTAAAGATACTTGTTTAGATTTGTTGAATGCTGGATTTAATGTATATCTAAATATTGCATCCTCAAGAGGAATTACAGAGGAAACGACCTTAAGTGCAATTGCAGAAATGGCTGACGAGGGTGTTGTTGTTTGTGGTGATTATACATATGTTAAGCAAGCAATTATTTCAGGACATGAGAGGAATTTTTAGTTAACAATTAGTTTCTTATATGGTATAGTTGTCACAGAATAACAACTGAGGGAAATAATATGGTTTACAGATTTTTTAGTTGGCTAAATAAAAATCCTGGTTATCTTCTTATGATTATGGTTGGAGCTATTTTTATTGCCTGTCTACTGAGTGGATGTGCATCAGAAGAACAGAGGTTTTGTATTTTAAATTGTAATTCCAATTATGAAAAATTATCTGAAGAATCATACAAAGAATGTGTTAGAGCTTGTTCTTTAATCACACAAAAATGTAATTTGTAAGGATTAAAATGGCAAAGCAATATAATACTGTAAAAGCAACATTTGTTCAGAAAGACTATGAAAAAGTTGTTAAGTATCTTGATGATGACTTGCGCGAAGCCTTTAAAAAGGGAGTAATTGATTTAAAGTGGTGTAAAAACTATTGTATACCATACATTATGAAGTTGATTGAAAATGGTAAATATAATGTTGGTCAAGTGCAGGAAGGAAAAAGAGGGTAAGGGAAGTGATGATTAGTATGCCAAAATATGATAAAGATGATATTTTGTGGTTTAGTGGGCATTATTATGTTGGTCCTGCAAAAATATTGACTAATCCGAAAAAGTGGAACGAATCTTATGGGTGGCAATATTATATACTGTTACCAAATAAATCTACAGTTTATAACGTGTTTGAACGTAGTTTGAGTTTAATAGAGTGCAATAATGTTTAAGAAGTTTTATAAGATTAGAAATCATTATGACAGGAAGCGAATATTAAAGTGGGTTGAATATTACCCAGAACTTGCCTCATGTAAATTTATTGTTCAGGAGAAAATACATGGGGCCAATTTTGCCATTCAATTTAAGTCAGATGGTTCGTATTCTTTTCAAAAGAGAAATTCAAATCTATCTATGGATAGTAACTTTTTTAACTTTCAATTGATTTTAGAAGATCAAGAGGTCATTAGTTTTATTGATAGAATGACGTGTTTTTGCAAGACACAGTGTTGTAATTGGATTATTTTTGGAGAACTTTACGGTGATGGTATTCAAAAGGAAGTTAAGTATGGTTCTAAAAGAAAGGTAAGATTTTTTGATGGTTATGATTGTGATACTGAAAGATGGTTTGCTCCTGAAGAATTAATTGCACTGGCGGGTGAAAGCTTATATGTTCCAGTTGTTGGTTATTTTGATGGATTGCTTAAGGCTTTAGATGTTAACATTGAGTTTAACAGTCTCTTAAATCCAATTGAGGATAACATTTGTGAAGGTGTTGTAATTCGTCCATTTGAAAAGAATTATATCTATATGCACGATCACCTTGTCATTAAGAAGAAGAATGAAAAATTCAAGGAAAAGGTAAAGAAAAATATTGATAAGGGTAATGAACCATTAGATGAAAATATTTTGCGATATAGTGAAATTGCGTGTTCATATGTTACAGAAAACAGATTGAGCAACGTTATTTCACATATTGGTGAACCTTCTGGAATGAAGGATTTTGGTAATTATATTGCAGAGTTTATGAAGGATTATAGGGAAGATGTTTATGAAGAAAATCCAGAAATAAAAGATCTTCCAAAGAAAGATTTAAAGATTGTTTTTAGGTCCGCAAATAATATTGCGGTAGAAATGTTAAAGAAACTAATTATGGAGGGATAAAGATGACATTGGTATCAATATTGGATTTTCTAAGAGATTATAGTTTTAACGCCATAGATTGGGATGAAGATGAAAAGGAAATAACTGCGTATTCTAATTTAAGTGGAGAACCATTTTCTCAACAGGAGTTTACTGTAGATTCACCAACAAGGATGATATTTAATGGCATAGAGGATTATTGTGAGGAAAATAAATTAACCAGTTTTAGGATCGAGTTGAATGGAAAAAATTAAATTTACAATATGTGAAAGAAATAAAAAAACTGTAATAATGAACATATATTTTGAAGGAGAGTTTATTGGAACAATAAATCCACTTTGTGATACTGCTATGAAATTTATAAATTATGTCGAAGATAGAAACTCCAATATTGACAACAAGGATAGGTTGGAAGTTATTTATGATATTGAAAACCAAGTTTATATTGAGGCAACAAAATGATTTACTTGACTTCAGATCACCACTTTATGCACTCCAAAATTATTGAATATTGTAATCGTCCATTTAAGAATTATCAAGAAATGGACAGAGTGTTAATAGAAAATTATAATTCTGTTGTGTCAAAAGATGATACAGTTTTTATTCTTGGTGATTTTACTATGTCCAATAATAGAGAGGTAATTGAAAAATATTGTAGTCAACTTAATGGCAATAAACATTTGATATTGGGGAACCATGATAGAGCAAAGGCATTTACTTATATAGATTGTGGCTTCTTATCGGTACATACTTCGTTTCCATTAGACGAATACAATCTGTTAATGGTTCACGATCCATCTGACTCTGATGCTGCAAAATCCATGGGATATGATAAAATATTGTGCGGACATGTTCATGGATTATTTAAGTTCAAAAATAATGTTCTTAATATTGGAATTGATCAGTTTGATTATACTCCCATTTCACTTGAAACAGCACTAAGTCATTTTTGTCATTTCATCCCTGAAGTAAAAGAAAATAGAGATGTACACACAGAACATTGTTGTGTTTTTCATGGTTGTAAATATAATGATAATGATTGTCCAGTTGAAAATCGTATAAAGAGACAATCTTACCCTTGCGAACAATGTGAAGAACATTTAAAGAAGTGCAAATGATTAAGAAGAAAAATATTGCTATTTTGGGTGGTTCGTTTGATCCACCACATATTGGTCATTTGTTGTTCGCGAGGGCAATAAAAGAAGCAAAAATATATTCTGCTGGTAGTTGGGTAGAATTTGATGAGGTTAGGTTAATGCCTTGTAACGATGCTGAACAATGGGGCAAACAATTATCATATGAAGATTATCGTGTTGATATGGTGTCTTTAGCATGTAAACAATTTGATAGAGGGATTATTTGTTGCCCATTAGAAATAACTCAAGGATTTGAATATACATACCAAACAGCAGAATATTTATCAAGAGATAATAAATATTGCAATTTCTTTTTTGTTGCAGGACCAGATTGGGATTATACAAAGTTTAAAAATTATGATAAGATAGTTGAAGATTATGGTATTAAGTTTTTGAGATATTCTGATGTACCAAATAGAATTGATGTTGGTGTTAGAAGCACAACAATAAGAGAAAGAGTAAGAAAGGGTTTCCCAATTACTGGTATGGTTTTACCAGTTGTTGAGGAATATATTAAAGAACGTGGATTATACGATTATTATGAGGCTCCCCTACAAATAAAAAGAATAAGTAAGAGTAGGAGGGTTAAGGCAGCAAAGGTCAACACATTAAAATGAAATTTTTAACTATATTGTTTGTGTTGTTTATATTCCTTCCAAATTATTCATATTCTCAAGAAGGATTTGACAATATTCCATGGATGTCGTCTTGGGAAGATATACAAAAATTGCCAGGATTTAGATCAATAAAGGATTGTTCTCAATTTATCCCCAATTATGAAACAAAATATATAACTTCACCAGATCCAATTTATTATAACGTAACTTGCAGTATGAAATTTCAAGTAATGAACGATACAAAAATTGTTTTTATTTTTGAGAAAATACTTGATGATTACTACCTAATTGCAGGCAAGGTTGCTATTATTATTCCAACAAAAAAGTTTGCGCTATTGTTTTTAAAAGAAAGAATCATAAAAAAGTTTGGTGTCCCAGATAATGTGTTTATTGTTGAAGAAGAATTAGTAAATATTTGGGTGCATAAAAAAATACTGGTTAACATTGTAACAGTCCCATTTGAAATAAAGGAAGAGACATTTGATATGATTATGGTTATTACATCATTTTTTAGCGACATCTTTATTGATATAGAATACGGACCTCTTTCACACCCATTTTAACAAATAATAGAAATTTTTTGTCTTTTTTTAATATTTGCAACATATTTAGATTATATGCACTTATTAGGAGAGGTATATAAATGGTCCAAAAAATAAAGCCCAGAGAAAGAGATTTGTTTGATTGGCTTATTATTGCAATACTTATTGTTGGAACAATTACTGGTGCAGTTTTTTGGGTGACAGATACAACAAAAGAAGAATCAAGTAGCACAGCAAAAGAAGTCGAGGAAAGAATTATTGAAAAAATTGATAGCGTTTCTACAGTAGTTGAAATGAGTAACAATGAAACTAAGAAATCGTTAAGTAAGTTAGACGATTCTGTTAGGGTTGTACATAAAAGAGTTGGCGACGCAAACAAAAATGTTGATGACTTAAAAGAAAAAATTCATGGTCTTGATGTTAGACAAACAAAAATAGAAACAAAGTTAGGTTCAGTAGATAGTAGGTTAGAAAAGGTAGAAGTGAAAATTGACAGACAATAGGAGAATAAGAAATGGAAGAATATGAAATCATTGAAGCGTTGGTCGGTCACTTTGGAGAAGAGTTTAGGGAAGAAATAGCAGAAACACTTGAAAATTGGGGTCGTAATGAAAGTCAATATAGTTTTGATGTTGGCGGCGAAGAGTGGAACGCAATTGAAAGTTATGATAAGGCACGCGCCATTGCCATTGAACATGTTAAAGATATGCTATATGATGAACCACAATCATTTAATCAAGAGTGGTTGCAATCTTATATAATAATGACTGATACTGATAGAAGAATACTAGCAGGAGAAGAAGCTAATAATTTTGCATATGAAGTTGTTCGTAACCAACCGGAAGATTATATAGATGAATTGCAAATTCCAGAAGAATATTTAGATGATCCAAAAGAATGGTCGGAATTTGAGGAAGCATTGGAAAGATTAGAACAAGAAAAATATGATGAAATATATCGTGAATTAGAAGATCCAGTACAATATTTTGTAGAAGATCAGGGAATGTATGAAATAGATGGATTAATGAAGGCAAGTTTTATTAGTATTGATTATGATACAGCAGCAGAAGACGCCATTGATTCAGACGGGTGGGAACACTTCTTAAGTACTTATGATGGTAATTCTGAAGAATTAGAAAATGGTGTTATCATATATAGGGCTTAATATATAATGGAATTCATAACATTATTAATAACAATATTAACATATTTTTGTACAGGAGTTTTATAAATGAAGAATTTGAAGCAGTTACTTCTTGAACAAGAAGACATTAAGCAATATACAACATTAAACGATGCAGCAGCCATACAAAATTTAGATGGATTAGAACAAGGACAGACGAAAATATGGTATGTAAAATCAGAACACACAAGAGATTATATGTTTGGCTTAGATTTTATTACCAGTAAGCTTGGAAAAGAAGTTCCATCATCTAAAAATATTGAAGAAACATATATGCTGTTAGGATCAATAAAAGAGAGAGAATTGAACAGTATTTATCAGTTATTACAAGGAGAGGTGTGGTCGCCAAATGGTGAGGCGAGAAACCTAATAACAACATTAGATTTATCACACACCAGTATGTCTATTGGTGATATTGTAGAAATTGATGGAAATCTTTATTTTGTGGATAGATATGGATTTAAGAAATTAACAAATGGAAATGTAGTGGAAACATTGCAGAGACAAATGATAGAATCGGCTAAATATAATATTGGCGATATAATTAATATAAAATCTAACGGATCATATATTGGTTATGAAGGACGTGCAGAGATATTAGACCCAGAATATGATCATGCGGGTGCAGTATTAGTTAGACCATTGGATGGAGAAGATACTGATTTCATTGGCGAGTTATCTGTTATGCCAGAAGAAATAGTTGATGATTATGATGAGACAAACAAATATTTTAATGAAAACAAAGGAGGAGAGAGTAACATGGCTACTAAATTAAACGAAAGACAGTTAAGAGAAAGAATTTTAAAGATTTACAAGGAAGAAAAGAGAAAACTAAAAGAAGAAGCTGGAGATATTATTTCAGATAAGAATGATGAACCAGATGATATTGAGCCTAAAAAGGATGTAATGGCTGGTGGAGATAACATTGAAAAACCAATGGATTGGGTTAAAACATTGAATCTTCCAAAAGCCGAAGGGACAAAACTTGTAAGCGCAATTAAAAAAATTGTAAAGGAAGAATTAAGTAAAAGTAAAAAAAGTAAGAAAGTAGTCAAAAAAGCCAAATAAGGGAAAATCTATAAATGAATAATATATTAAGACAGTATATTATGGAAATTATAAAGGAAGACTTTGAATTTTCAAAATATAGGTTTGATCCAAAATCATTAGGTGGTGGAGGTATGGGTGGTGGATATGGTGCAGGAAGTGGTGATCCCTATGATGATCCGTCAGATTTTTATGGTGCAAGCTTTAATGCAGATTATGATATGATAGACGATGATGGCGATGCTGATGGCGAAATTGGTGATGGTGATGGTGGTGGAGGCGAGTAAATAAAACAATAGAAGTAACCCTTTCAAATAATTCAAACATTTTCCTTCCATTAACACAACGAAGAACATAATTATACTATAGAAATATATGTTGAACAAGTGTGTCAATAAGGAGAATAGCGTTGATAAGTAAGACATATCTAAAGGATAGAATTCAAGATATTTGGTTCGCTGAAAATGGTTTTGACATGATTAGAATTACCGATGAGGAATACATAGAATTTGGAAAACAAATAATTGTAGAAAAAATATTGCCGTTTATAGAGGAGTATTAAAATATGGCTACTTTTGCAGCAACAACAAGCCCAACACCATTTGGTGTGTATGATAGCGATACCGACTTTATTTCCGATGCAGATAAAATCGTTACTTATGTAAAAAGATTCTTGGGTGATGATATTTTACAAGTAGAACTAACTAAGAAACAAATTTGGGGTTGTTTTGAAGAAGCAGCTACAAGATATTCAGCTATTATCAATCAATACCAAGTAAAATCAGTTTTGTTTAATATTTTAGGTGAAGCAACAGGATCATTATCTGGTAAAGAAAATAAATATCCTAAAATAGCATTTGAATCTGCAAGACGATATTCAATGGGTGTTTCAAAAGAAATAGCTGTTGGTGGTGATACAACAATGTATTCAGCATCAATAAGCTTGATCTCAAATCAACAAGATTATAACTTACAAACATTATTATCTTCATCAGCAGCATCAAACTATGGCAGTAATTGGGATGGAGTATCACGAATAAATGTAAAAAATGTATATCATTTTAGCCCAGTGGCAGCCTATAGATTTTTTGACTCAACTTCAGCAATTAACTATTTGAATAATGAATTCTCGTTTGAAAGCTTTACACCAGAAACAATATTTTACGTTTTGCCTGTGTGGGAAGATATATTACGCGGAGGACAAATGGATCTTTCAATGAAGGTAAGGCGATCAAATTATTCATATGAAATCATCAATAACAATTTAAGAATATACCCAACTCCAAGCAGTGCTGGTAAATTATGGATTCGTTATCTTGTTAATACTTCAGTTTATGATGATACAGATCCTCAAGTATCAGGTGTTGCAAATTTATCAAACGCTCCTTTTGGGAATATTGATTATAGTAAAATGAATTCAATATCTAAACAATGGATAAAGGATTATACATTAGCATTGTGTAAGGAGCTTCTCGGCATTGTTAGAAGAAAGATGAGTTCCATACCTATTCCAAATGGTGAATTAACACTTGATGGTCCAGAGATGGTTTCACAAGGAAGAGAAGATCAATTAAATTTAAGGACAAGATTAGAAGAAGAAATGGAAAGCATGACTTATGACAAATTATCAATTTCTGATGCGTCGATGGCAGAGAACGTGAACAAACAACTACGGTATATACCGAATTTAATTTATATCGGATAAATAAAAGATGAGTTATGTAAATACAAAAGAAACGATCTATTATTCTAAGCATCAATCGAACTTTGGTCAAAAAATAACAAAAAGATTTTTAGTTTTGCGATGCGATCATTGTAAAGAGTTTTTTGACAGAAGTTATGCAAAAAGATTTATTGATAAAAAACACCATTTCTGTTCATATGATTGCAGGAATAAATCAGAAAAATTTTCTAACTTAGTGCGTGATTCAAGAAATATTTTTTTATCTTCTAATGGTGCAGAGTATTCCAAAAAAATGAGTAAGATTGTTTCAGATATATGGGCTTGTCGTACTCCAGCGGAATGTGAAAAAATATTTCAAGCTGTTCAAAAAACAAATATAGAATATTGGGATTCTCTAACAGAAAATGAACGCACGGAGTTTAGTGAAAAAGTTAAGAATGGTCTAAGTCAAATGTCAGCACAAAAGAAGGCAAAAAGAATTAAAAAGGCAGGAGAAACATTGAAAAATAAATCTCCAGAAGAAAAACAAGCTTCAAGGGATAAAGCTATGCATACACTCCATAAAAATGGTTATGGAAAAAAGAACGTTCGTGTATACTCCAAGAAGCGTGCTGAATTTATGAATTGTCGTTCATCATATGAAAAGAAAGCTATTGAAAAAATGGACAATGATGAAGATATTTTATATTATGAATATGAACCAGTTACGATTCCATATGTATTTGATAAAGAAGATCATAGTTATTACCCAGATTTTTTAGTTGAACATAGATTTGATGGAAGTAAAATTATTGAGGTTAAGCCAAAAAATTTAGTTGAACATGAAGTCAATATTGCTAAATTTGAAGCAGCACGATTATATTGTGAAGAATATGATTTACTATATGAAATATGGACTGAAGAAGAGCTTGGTATATAATGAATAAAGTAATGGAGAACTACATAAAAGAGGTAATATTTGAAGATATTGCTGCACGTACATCTTTTGCAGGAGATATAGGTAAAAACTCTAATTGGAATCCATATTTTAAAGTTCAACATTCATATGATCCAGAGGAACAAAAACGTTCATATATAGATATGATGAGAACTGGTCGGTCAGTTAAACAAGTATATACAAAGTATGCTGACAGAACATTTTTAAATAGCTTAATAACTGTTCATTGGTCTAATCCAGCTTCAATTATACGCTTGTTAAAAGGATATAAGGTCAGTAATTTTTCAAAGGATGAATTATCCACAAATGCTTATTTGCCAAGTGAAAGTATTGGTAATTTTGGTCCAATGTCTGATGCATATGGTTTGGTCATAAAGGGATATATTACACTATTGGCAAATGACATGAATGATGTTATATCTGGTTCTGGTGAGCTTTATAAAAAGGCAGATCCGAATAGAACAAAAATGTCTGGAGCAAATAAAGGGCTGGGTGTTACCTGGGAGCCAGAATCTTATAAAGATGATCCAATATTTGTATTTGATAAAGAAGATTGGAAACCCTCAGAAAGTGGAAAAGAAGGTATAGTTTTTAGGAGTAATGAAGCTTTTGTTGATAATTGGAAACCTATTGGAATATTAGTTCCAAAAAGAAATGTAGGAAAATTTGAGCATATTGTTGAAGAGCTTGGTTTAGATGTATATGTTAAAGGAACAATATAATGAGTAGATTATTTATAACAGACAGAGAGCTTAAATTTATATCTGATATTAACAAGGAGTTAATTAAAGATATAATTGGCCAAAGTGTAATTGTGCATTGTATTTCTGAAGAAAAGACAAAAATTGACGAGTTATACAATGAAGCTGACGTAAAAATTTCAGATAATCCAATAGAGATTGAATGTTTGGTTAACTGGCAGGGCAGTGCAACAACAACAACTAAATTTGGTGTTGACAAGATATTTACTATTGAGGTTTATCTTCATCAAGACGACTTAAACGATAAAAATATAAAGCTAAGAGAAGGTGATTTTGTTGAATATTCTGGTTTGTTTTTTGAGGTTACAAGCTTGGGTCAGCCTGATTTAATTTTTGGTATGGGTGAGAATAAAGTTATGACCAAGGCGATATGTAAATCTGCAAGAAAGGGACAATTTAACGTTGAAGAACCAGAAACATTATCTGAAGATCATTCAACATTTTCACAAGTAGCAGGAGATAGTAGTCAAGGTGATATTAGAAAGTTAGTAAGGGATGGTAAAGTTGAGAGAATATTATCAGATCCCGGTGTTTCAACAATATTTGATGAGGATACAGATTATTAATGACTAAGGGTGAAATATACGTTAAGTATTTAGAAAAGTTAAACGACATAACAAAGTTTAACATGCCAATTACTCCAGATATTATGGGTTGTGGTTCATTTGGTTGTGCGTTTGATGTTGGTAATGATATTGTTTTAAAGATAACCAGCGATTTAAGTGAGGCTCAAGCAGCAGCCAAGCTTGTAACACTTGGTGGTTATATAAATGTCTATAAGGTTCATAAGGTATACAAGTTAGGAAAAACAAAAACTTACGCAATATTTCAAGAGAGGTTGAATGATCCAAGAAAAATAATAGAAGATGTTTCAAACTTAATTGGTGCGATATTTACAAATGAATTTTCGGAAAAGTACATGGCTGATATCTATAAAAAACTATTTTATAATTATGGTGGTATTTCACATTTTAGAACACTAATGATTAATATAGTAGAGGAGTATCCGTGGAATACCATTGTAGATTCACCCGAAACAACCGCCCGTTTACCAGAATTTTCCTTTGTTGTTACAGATGGAAAATTTGATGATATTATTAGATTTTTAATTAACATGCATATTCTTGATTATGGGGAGATACATAAGTCAAAAAAGACATTAAAGGATCATCTTGATTATATTATAAACTCTATTAGGTCTTTTGATGGTAATGAGTATTTTGAAGTATTTGATCAAATAGCCAGTGGTGTTGCGTGGTTGTATAAAAATGGGATAAAATTTTATGACATACACAGTGGTAATGTTATGGAAAATAATGCTGGTGATGTTGTAATTATTGACTTAGGTGTATCTAAAACAGAGGGCGGTGGTAAAATTGATTTAATTGAAAGCTACATAAGGAATATAATTGGTAAATGATTGCACAATTTAAAGATTTTGTCGCCAAAGTTAAAGAAAAAGAAAATCTTATGGGTGATGGTGATGTATTGGGAAGGGGTTCATATGGTGTTGCTTACAAGTTTAGCAATAAGGTATTGAAGTTAACATATGATAGGAGTGAAGCAAAGGCAGCAGCTAAATTAAAGGGTGTTGACAATATAAAAAATGTATATAAAATTTACGGAGTTTATTCTTTCAAGGGAACTAAGGTATATGCTATTGTCCAAGAGTTGTTAGTTGATCCAAATGAAAAAATAATATTAGCAACTGATTTTGTTGGTCAGGTATTGACTACTTTATATGAAGATGCAATATATGATTGGACTGGGATTATGTCATTAACAAATATAGTGAGAAGAATAAAGTCTCGTATATATAAAATATATCATGAACACAAAGAGGCTTTTGATAAACAACCATTATTTAGTTTGGAAACAACATTAGGTGATTCTTTTGACGATGAAATATTTATGAGTGGTATATTTGATTTACTGAATATTGATTTTTTTGGAAAATATGTTAAAGTTATAAATTATAAAAAATATTTTAATGGTAAGTTTTCTGATTTTTATAGTTTTTTGGAAAATGATGTTATACATGAAATTCAAAACAATAAAAAACAATCTCCGTTTAAGGAGGTTGATATGATCGCAAGGGCAATTTCAAAACTAAACAAAAATGGTATTAAATTTTATGATGTTCATAGTGGTAATGTTATGCAAGATGCAAGTGGTGAGCCAGTAATTATTGATCTTGGACTTTCAAGAGTTTCAGGTGGTCCACCAATTGATATTATTGAGACTTATATACGAGGAATACTCAAAAATGTTTAATTATAATCGCTTTGGAAAATATGGAAATCTTTTAGAAAAATTAGAACCAAAATTAAGGAAGTGGGCTAACCTCACTGGTGAACCAAAATATTTGGGTGGTGGCACTCAAGGTAAGGCATTTCGCTATGGTGATAAAACTCTAAAAATAACTAATGATCAATTGGAAGTTAACACATGTGCACACTTAAAAAGTCTTGGTAACAAACATCCAAATATATATAAAATATACAATGTTGGAAAGTTTAACTTAAATATAGATCCATTGGTAAATACAGGTGATGGGTATATTTATTTCGTAGTTTATGAATATTTGAATAAGCCAACGGAAGAAATGAAAGAAGTAGTAAATGAATATCATGCAGACTTAAATTGGGATTTTGTTCCAAGTGAGATTCGTTCTGATAAGAAGTTTTTAGATAATATATATAAAAATGCAACTAATGATCTTGGAGAAAAATATGCTAAGTATGCAGTACAAGCATTTTCTGCCGCAAAATATTTATGGGATAATGGCATTACAAGTAAAAAGGGTAAAATATGGAATGATTGGGGAGAAAACAATATTGCATCCCGTGGCGATGATTTAGTTTTAATTGATGTTGGATATTCACTGTCTCCAAAAGGTGAAGTTGAAACATTAGAAGAAATAATTAGAAGAGTGATTAAACAGGAAGTGATATAATGCCAAATAGACGAAACTACATCCAACGTGGCGATGGATCAAAATTAGAAGAAAGCAAGGGTGATGGTAATAATGTTCGTAAAAGAACTGGCACTCCAACATATGATTTTGCCATACCAAATTCAACCATTAAAGATATAGATCAGTCGGTTTATAATTATTTTGACAAGGTACTTAACATACAGATACAAATAAATAAGGTTCCAACCAAAGTAAAAACTATATTTGCTTCTGGTGAACGTTGGGCAATGGTAAGAAAAAGAGTTCCATTAAGAGATGATGATGGTAAATTAATCTTACCATTAATAACAGTTAGAAGGACAGACATTGATAGAACACCCAGCATGTCAGGATTACCAGGAGACTTAAATGAGTTAATGATTAAGAGGAAGATTTCATCAAAAAACCCAAACTATCAAAACATAATTAATGAGATAGGATTAACACATCAAAAAAATGTTGCAATTTATGGTAGTAAAAAATCTGATGCAGAAGGATCAAGAAGGGTAAGTACGGCAGTAAAAAATGGATTTACTGGAGTATTATATAAAGGAAAAGAGGTAAAACCAGCAGCATTAAGACCAACAAATATATATGAGATCTATACAATAGAATTCCCAGACTTTTTTACAATAAACTATGAGATCATTATATGGACACAATATATGTCTCATGGCAACAAAATAAATGAACATATCTTTAAGTCATTTGATTTTAAAAGTTCAATAAAGTTAGATACAGATAAAGGTTATTATTATGTGGCAATGGTTGAACCAGCAATATCAAACCAATCAAATGAAGATGATTACTCAGATCAAGAAAGAATTGTAAGAACGTCGTTTAATATAAAGGTTAATGGATATATTTTTGGTGATTCAGAATTAGAAGAAGTATCAATGAGAAAATCATTGTCCGCACCACAAGTTATTTTTGAATTATCTGAATATACACCAGCAGCAGAATTGTTTGATAAAAGTAAGTGGGGCAATCCAGTTGATAAAATAAGTGAATTGGAAGAATCAACAAGAAAAGTAAATAGAAGAGTTAGGGGAAAAGGATTGGATTCATCATTACCCGCAAAGAAAAAAACAAAAGCTTCATCAGAAAAAGTATGGTTTGTTGAAAATGTTGAAGATTTAGAAGAATTTTTTTCATCATAAAGTAAACTTTTTTTTCCTTTTGTATTTTATAGATCATATTTATAATAAAGACAGATAGTACTGATAATTAATAGTCCTTAGTTATATTTGAAAGGAGAAATAGAAAATGGCAGAAAAAACTTTTAAAAGTCCTGGATTCTTCCCAAGAGAGGTAGAGTTACAACAAAAACCACTGGAACCATTCGGAACACCAGCAACAGTAATTGGAACAGCACAAAAAGGACCAGCCTTTGTTCCCGTTTTGTTAGGTCAATGGAGAGACTTTCTTGTTACTTTTGGTGATACCAATGAAGATATGATTGGTCCATATGCAGTAAGAGAATTTCTAAGAAATGCAACAGCAGCAGTATATATGAGAGTACTTGGTGGTGGAACTGCAACAGTTGATGCAACTAATGGTACTGTCAGCAATGCTGGATTTAGAATAACGGGAAGTTCAATAAAAGATGGTTCAGTTCAGTTTTTATGTGGATATCATAGTGATACTACAAATTCTGGATTCTTAGGACAAGCTTCAGGATCAGCATCCGATCAATCAGCAGGCTTGGTTAGAGCAGTAATTTTCAATAGTGGAAGCAAACAACGTATTTATGTTGGTGATATAACAGATGGTGATGATCCTGTTACGTTAGTATTAAATGATACCGCGACAACAACTGCAACTGATAAATTTCATCTTTATTTGTATGATGCTTCTCTTGCTTGGACTGGTGGAAATGTTTCTGGAAAATCATATATTAGGAAATTAACTGGTTCATTAAATCCATCTGATTCAGATTATGTTGGCAATATATTGAACACAGATCCAGAACAATTTGACAGTGAAAGACATTTACTATATCTTGACTTTCCTGTTGATGTAGAAAGGTCAAGCGCAACATTACGTGCAGTGGAAATCCTATCAGGTTCACAAGCAAGTGGCTTTGGTGTAAAATTTGGAGATTTTAGAAAGAGATATACAACTCCACAATCACCATATGTTATTTCACAAAGATTTGGTACAAAGAAATATGATTTATTCTATACAGAAGCACTATCAGATGGTGCATGGGCAAACGACAATATAAAGATTTCTGTTTCAAATATTAGAAAACCTGTTTCTGATACTGAACTATATGGAACGTTTAACTTAGTTGTTCGTAAGTTTGATGATACAGACAGCAATCCTATTATACTTGAACAACATACCAATCTTACATTAGACCCAAGTTCTGAAAACTATATTGTTAGAAGAATTGGTGACAAGAAGGTTTATTTTGATTGGGATCAATCAGATGATGATGAAAGAAGGTTAGTAATAACTGGTGACTTTGCAAATAAATCTAATTATATTAGAATTTTACCATCAAATGAATTAAAAAATGGTGAAGTGCCAGCGGAAGCATTACCATGGGGTTTTAAAGGATATAAATTACTTCATACTAAAAATAGATTGTATGGAAATGGTGCTACTTTAGAAAATTCAGTAGTTCCACCAATTCCATTTAGGGTAAATATTGCAAAGAAGAGCAGCAACAATAAAACAATTGATGCAAAACTATATTGGGGAGTTCACTTTGAAAGAACTTCAGGATCAGCAGAAAGTGGTTGGTCTGGAAGAAATGATGGATATATTAATGCATCTTCAAAACATAATAATTGTCTTGACAGTATGGCAAAATTTATGGGAATTGAACATACAGGAATGGATGTTCTTTTAACTGGTTCAGATGTAAATGAATATAGTGCAACACAAGGATCTTGGGAAAATGAATTCTCACTTGAAAAAGTGTTCACAGATAGTTCATCATCAAAAGTATCAGATGCAAAAGGTTGGCAGTATAAAGGAACATATGCATTAGCAGCAGCAAGTCCATTTGTTCCTACAACTACTTATCTGAATACATTTGCCACAGTTGCTAAATTTACATTCTTCTTAGCCGGTGGTTTTGATGGCGTAGACATTCTTGATAAAAATGCTTTTTATTTAAGAGATAGTGATGTACAACCAGCTTCATTTACTGCAAGAGGAGTTACACATGGTAATTCATTAAGCTGTAATACAGTTAAATCATACAGAACAGCTATTGATATTTTTGAAAATCCAGAAAATGTTGATACAAATGTATTGGCAGTTCCAGATATGAGAGATCCACTTATTACAGATTATGCACTTGATGCCTGTGAAAGTAGATTTGATTGTTTGTACATTATGGATATGGAAAATGTCGATGGAGATAGTAATACAATTTATACAAACCCAGCAGGACAAACTGGTGCAGGAACAAAAAAACCAGCGGTAAGTAATACTATTAGTGCACTTGAATCACGAGCAATGGATTCAAATATGGGATGTGTATATTGGCCAGATGTTAGATTGAGAGATGAATCATCAGGTAAAACAATTACTGTGCCACCTTCAGTTGTGGTATTAGGTGCATTTGCGTTTAATGATAAATACGCACAACCATGGTTTGCACCCGCAGGATTTAACAGAGGTGGGTTAAACAATGTATCAGAACCAGATGTTAACTTAACATTCTCAGATCGTGATGATCTTTATGACGCAAACATTAACCCAATTGCAAAATTCCCAAGAGAAGGAACTGTTATTTTAGGACAAAAAACGTTACAGGCAGCACAATCAGCACTTGATCGTGTAAATGTTAGAAGAATGATTCTAGAAGTAAGACGTGCAGTTAAGGGTGTTGCACAAAGAATATTGTTTGAACCGAATAACTTTGCAACTTGGACCAAGTTTACTGGCATGGTTACACCTATACTTGAAAGGATTCAAGCACAATCAGGCTTGGAAAGATTTAAAGTGGTTATTGATGA